TTAACTGGGTCTGGAGGCAAAATTTCTATCACTTTGAAAGACGATGGATTTGGCAACCTCTATCGTGCTGACTCTAAAACAAAAAGCTGCACCTGGAACTCTGTAGGAAACATATTCTACAATGAAGGTATTGCTTTAATAAAAAGTCCGCATCTTTACTTCTTTGGCAAGGATCAATACGAGATATCTTTTAAAGGTGAGCAGCACCTATATTCTTCAAAATATGAAATTTTAGCGCCTAGTGGGTTATTGAATTCTTCTTCTAATCCAACGTTTGCAAGAGTTGAAAATGTGGTGAGTGCTTCTGCAGATCCTTTAGACACCGACAGGTTCGTTTACATTTCAAATTTAAATTTTCATGATGAAAACCTTAACGTTGTCGCAAAAGCAGTGTTAGCGCAGCCAGTTATAAAAAGAGAAGGAGAAAAGCTTCTTTTTAAGGTTGCTTTCGACTTTTGAATTATGCCAAAAAGTCGAAAGAAAAAACGTCGAAAAAGTCGATATCATAGAGGCCTGCACGTTTCTCCTATCGCTGGTGAATGTAAGTTTCGTTCTGGATGGGAACAAAAATACATGGAACATCTGGATGCAGATCCAGAAGTCTCTACATGGTCTTATGAAAAATTAATCATCGAGTATATTTCAAATAAGAAGACAAAAAAAGTTAGAAAGTATTACCCTGATTTTCAAGTTGAATACAAAGATGGTAGAAAATTTGTCATCGAAATAAAACCTTCTCGTCGGCTAGTTCAAGTAAACGTTATAAAAAAAATTAGGGCAGCTAAAGAGTGGTGCACCGAGCACGACGTTGTTTATAAAATATTGACAGAAATAGAACTAAAAGACATTGGTTTGCTTTAATAAAGTTTTACTAATGTTAGTTGTGTGTAAACAATAGCATTTGTGAGATCCTTGGTACTCGGCCTAGACGTTTCAACTTCTGTGACCGGTGTTTGTGTGATTGATCCTAGGATGCCCCTCGACAATCAAGGGTCTCATATTTTATATTTAGACAGGATCGAATTTAAGAAGTGCAAAACCCTTTGGGAAAAAGCCGATCTTGTTGCAGCGGAGCTTGATGGTTTGTCTAAAAAGCTGCAAGGACAATACCTCGTCGCGCTCGAAGAACCTTTGATGGGATTTCGATCAGGAATGTCTTCTGCAGCGACGATAACAACTCTCATGAGATTCAATGGGATAGTTTCATACATTTCTAGAGAAATATTCAAAGTTGATCCTGAGTACCTTGCCGCAGCGTCAGCTAGAAAATTATGCGGTATAAAGATGCAGAAGACATCCATCGCTGGGATGAGCGGGAAAGAACAAGTCTTTAAGTACATGTCTGAAAATGACTTAAATCACGTCGTATGGCCGTCGAAAAAGAATGGTGATCCTGTAGACTGGAGTCGAGACGCGACAGACGCTTACGTCATAGCTCGGGCACGTTCGCTGCTAAAAAGTTAATAAAAACATTTTTTTATTTTTTTTTATTTTTGTGACGTGGTCTATTCTTTGACCGATAAAATTAAGTTTTACGAATCGATTTTTGGTCGTGGTAAAATTTCTGGTAATGGTAAAAACTTTGATGTTCGTTGTCCTATTTGCGCGCCCTCTGATTTATCCAAGAAAAAGTTAGCGATTAGAACAGACAATGATGCAAACCATTGTTGGGTGTGCGGATGGAAAGCTCGAAGTCTCGCTCCGCTGCTAAGAAAGTATGGATCTTCAGAACACTTAAATGCGTATAGAGAATTAACAGGCCGTGGTGACGTTGGTCTGTTGACTGCTGAGATAGAAGACACAAAGAAAATCGATCTTCCAAAAGACTTTAAGCTTTTAACTCTAGCAAACGTGGCAGATCCAGATGTTAAAGCAGCTTGGAGGTACGTTTATTCTAGAGGTCTATCGGATCGAGATGCCTGGTATTTTAAATTCGGTATTTCCGACGAACAAAGATGGAAGCGTAGGATCATAATGCCTTCTTTCGATGCTGAAGGTAACTTGAATTATTTTGCAGCCCGAGCAATCGACAAAGATAAAAAGCCTAAGTACGATAATCCTGACATTGATAAGAACCCTATCGTTTTCAATGATATCAACATTGATTGGACAAAAAAGTTGACTCTTGTTGAAGGGCCTTTCGATCTTGTTAAGTGTCCTGATAACTCTACAGCTTTGCTTGGTTCTGATCTTGACGAACGTCACGAAGTGTTCAACAAAATAGTTCTCTACAATACTCCTATCGCTTTGGCGCTGGATGGAGACATGTGGCATACCAAGACGCCAAAGATTGTAAAAAAGTTGCAAGAGTACGATATTGATGTTGTTGTTGTCGACGTTCGTCCGTGGGGCGACCCGGGCAATATGTCTAAGCTTGAATTTGAAAAAGCGCTATTTGAAGCCGCACCCATGATGTGGAATGACATATTTTCTAACAAGCTAGGAAGAGCTTCTGCTGTTAGTTTTAAGTTATAACAGTTTATTGAACAAATGTAACTGATATTATACGATCGTTAACTAATGGTTGTTATTGCGCACACCGCCGATATCCACTGGCGTGGTTTGAGTCGACATGATGAATATAGAGAAGTTTTTTCTGCATTCATAAAAGATTGTAAAAAAAATAAAGTTGATCACATCTTCATTGGAGGAGATGTTTTTCATACAAAAACAACTGGAATTTCTCCTGAATATATCGAGCAGCTGACATGGTGGCTTGAATCAATGGCCGCTGTTGCGCCTGTTCATTTGACTCTTGGAAACCATGATGGAAATTTAGTTAATTTATCTAGACAAGACGCAGTTTCACCAATCGTCCAAGCTCTTAATAATCCTAGAGTTCACCTTTACAAAAAGAGCGGAGTGTACGAATTTCACCCAGGATACAATTGGTGCGTTTATTCCCTATTCGATGAAGAAAACTGGTCGCAGGTTGTTCCGCAACCTGGCAAAGTAAACATCGCATGTTACCACGGACCTGTGCAAGGTTCCGTGACCGAAGTCGGATGGGAGATGGAAGGTACCAAAGTCGAATTCTTCAAGGACTATGATTTTGCTTTCCTTGGTGACATCCACAAGATGCAATTTTTAGATTACAGGGAAGCAGAAATAGAAATAGATGAAGATGAGTTATTCAAATATCCTGGTTGCACTGTCGTTGAATAATTCAACATGATTTTGTTGGACTGGAATTTTAACCGAGGCGCTATGGGAAAAAAGATTAAAATAAAGGTAAAAAGGCCGCGAGTTGCCTACAGTGGTTGTCCCGTTCAACAAAATTATGCAGAAGATCTTGAGCACGGATATCTTCTTTGGGACATCGACGATCAAAGAACATGGGACGTTTCGTTTAAAAAACTGCCTAATCCAAAACCATACGTGACCATTCAGTGGAATGGTTCTGCTGAAGATTTAATTTCCACCGCTTCAAAACATCCAGACGGAGCACGCTTTAGAATTAGATCTGCTGATGCATTGGGGCAAAAAGATTTTAGCTTTATTAGTGAAATTTTAAAGAGTAAAAAAGCTGCGACAGAAGTAACTTTTAAATCCGATTTTATTGTAGATAAATCGGTCGTTAGGTCTGGTTCGACAGATCTAGTGAAATCTGATCTTAGAAATCCTGATGTTTTGCTTAAATTGATCAAAGACTATTACACCGGCGCTCAAGTAACAGATGAAGAATGGAACGTGGTCGCTGAACAGGTGAAGTCTTGTTTGTTTTCTGTCATTTCGTCTGAAGAGACAACGAGGAATTCCAAGTGGTCACTTAGGTATGTAGAATTTGATAATATGTTTGCTTACGGTCCTAACAATTCTATTAACTTTGATCAACTAAATGGAATCATAGGAATTTTTGGACCAAACAGAATAGGAAAATCATCGATTGTTGGTACTTTAATGTACTCGCTGTTTAATGCGACCGATCGTGGGCCCATTAAGAACATCCACGTTTGTAATATTCGCAAACCATACTGCTCTTCAAAGGTGATCATCAACCACAATGGAACAGATTACGTTATTGAAAGACAGACGACGAAGAATGAAAATAAAAAAGGCGTTATTTCTGCAGCAACTTCTCTTAATGTTTTTAAAATTAAAGAAGATGGTGAGGCAGATGACCTGGCTGGCGAACAAAGAACTGATACAGAAAAAGTTATTCGTTCTTTGATCGGAAACCAAGAAGACTTCATGATGACTTCTTTAGCGGCGCAAGGTGAGATAAACCAATTTATTTCTCAAGGCTCTACTCGACGCCGTGCGGTTCTATCTAGGTTTTTAGACCTCGACATCTTCGATAAAATGTATGAGATAGCCAATAAAGAAATAATTTCTCTTAAAGCTCAACTAAAAAATTGTCCAGACAGAGATTGGGCGAACTTGATGCAGCAAGGGAATGATGAGATAGCTTCAATAGAAATTGAAAATAAAGAACTAACTAAGGAGCTAAAAGACAAGCAATTCAAACTGTCTCAATTACAGTTTGAATTATCGAAGCACAAAGATGTAACTCCGATCACAAAGTCGCAATTTGATTCTTTTGCTCAAAAAGTTAAACTTCTTGAGCAGCGTTGCACATCTTGTACAGAGGAGATTGCTAAGCTAGAAGAAGAAATAGTTGAAAACAACAAAAAGCTCGAAAAGATATTAACTGTAAAGTCAGAGAACGACATTTCTTTCCTCAAGCTTCGTAATGAATCATATAAGAGTCTAGAGTCTTCTTTGCTGACTTTAAAGCACTTCTATGACAAAGAGTTGACGCACTTAAATCAACATAAAAAATCTTTGAAAATTTTAGACGAAGTACCGTGCGGCGATGAGTATCCCACATGCAAGTTTATCAAAGACGCTCATTTGAGTAAGTCCAATTTAGCGGAACAAAAAGAAAAAGTAGAATTAGCCGCCTTAAAAATGAAACAAGCGACAGATGCATTTGAAGAGCTGAAAAAAGAAAACATACCGGCTCGTCTTGAAAAGCTTGAAAAGTTGTTAGACTTAGAATCAAAAATTCTTTTAGACATTTCTAGAAAAGAAACAGAGCTAGCTAAAATTAAAACTTCTTGTGACGCTTCAACGTCGGAACTGCATGCGTTACATGAAAGGTTAGCACTTCTTGAAGAGGCTTTAAAAAATGAAGATAATGCAGAAGTAGTTTCTATTAAGTCAAAAATTGAGAATATTTCTGTGTCAATCGATGACTTGATGACCAAGAAGCTGTCTATTGCAACGCGAAAAGGAAAGATCGAAGCCAGTCTAGAAAAGTTTCAAGAAGAAAAAAGCACGAGAGATTGTCTTCTTGAGAAGATGAAGGTTCATGAATTGACGACGACAGCTTTTTCTAAAAAAGGTATTCCTTTAATCATCACTAAATCTCAGCTACCTTTGATTAATGCAGAAATAGCGAAAATTTTGCATGGAATTGTCGATTTTACTATTGAGTTGGAAAACGACGAAGGATCGGATAGCTCTGAAATCTATATAAACTACGGAGATTCTCGAAGAGTAATAGAACTGTGCTCTGGTATGGAAAAAACAATCGCTTCTTTAGCAATGCGCGTCGCAATGATCAATGTTTCATCTTTACCCAAGCCTGATATCTTTATTATTGATGAAGGATTTGGAACGCTAGACGATGCTGCAGTCGAAGCCTGCAATCGACTCTTAACTTCTCTTAAAAAGCATTTTAAAACAATACTTGTTATCACTCACGTCGATGGTATAAAAGATGTTGTTGATCATATTTTAGAGATCACAAGAAATGAAAAAGATTCCAACATAGTTTTTGGTAAAAACGAATGAACGTGTCAAACTATTATCCTGGCGGAAGAAAAATTTTTTATAGAGATGGTTACGTCTTAATTTTGCCTGAGTCTTACGACAGCAACAAGATGCCTCTTTTTTGTGAAGTATGCGAGATTGCTTTTTCAAAACAAGAAGATGAAAAAACATATAAACTTTTTAAATGCTGCTCTGTGTGCGCAGACACTTGGGCTTATTCGCATAAGCAAGAATGGGATAACGGTTGGCGTCCAAGCCAAGAACAGATAAACGTAGCTGTTCAAAAAAGACTTTTTATTAATCCAAACGTCGTCTTTGAGTAAAAACCTAATATTTAGGTATGGAGTTATTATGCCTAAAATAGATTACAACGCTCTGGGCCAAGCTTTAGATACGACTTGGGGACGGTGTTCTACCCCCAAGACAGCTTCATATTCTGTTAAATTCACGCTAGCGGGTGATGTTTTAACAGCATCGTATCAAGCAGTCGTTAATTTTGCTTCTGAGCGTGAAATGGCCATGATGTATCGCACATACGAAAAAGAATCGATTGATATAATCGCAGCGGTTCTTAAAAATGTAAAAGATGTATACAAAAACATCACTGGAAATTCTTTAATAACGAAAGAAATTGGTTCTAACGATTCCGTCGAGGTCATTGGATTCAATGTGCATAATCCAAAAAGAACGGCGTACTTTCGTAGAAAAACCAAGCTTGAAATATCCTAATGAAGCCGCTTAATAGAAACGAACAAATACGGGAAATAGTTCGCTGCGGCAAAGACCCCGTATACTTCATGAAAAATTACGTCAAGATCCAGCACACAGTGCGGGGTCTTATTCCGTTTGAGACATACGATTTTCAGGACGATTGCGTCAAGCACTTTGAAGAAAGCCGCTTCAACATTGTACTAAAATCTAGACAGCTAGGTCTGTCAACAGTCACAGCAGCGTACGCCGTATGGTTTGCGATCTTTAAAAAAGATAAAAACATTTTAGTCATCGCAACGAAGCTTTCAACCGCAATGAACTTCATCAAAAAAGTGAAGATCATGTTAGACGGTCTTCCTAAGTGGTTGCTTCTTACGAAGTTTGAACCAACTAAGCAATCAATATCTTTTGCAAATGGTTCAACCATCACTGCAATACCCACTTCTCCTGATGCAGGTCGTTCTGAAGCCTTGTCTCTTCTCATCGTCGATGAGGCCGCGTTCATTAGAGACTTTGAAGACATCTGGACGGGTCTGTATCCCACGCTGTCGACAGGTGGTAACGCAATCATCATATCAACTCCTAATGGCGTAGGTGGTCAGTATTATCGTCTTTGGATGGAAGGCGAGACAAAGCAAAATGAATTTAACACGATTAAGATTCCGTGGTGGGCGCACCCAGAACATGATCAGGAGTGGTTCGACAAAGAGACGAAGAATTTACCGAAGCGTAAGGTGGCTCAAGAGTTTCTTTGCGACTTTATCTCGTCAGGAGACACATTCTTACAGCCAAGTGAGCTAGAGTCTCTTAGAGAATCTATTCGAACTCCGATAGAAAAAGGAGGTCCACAAAGCGCTGTGTGGATATGGAGGCGATCAGAGCCTGGTAAAAAGTATGTCATTGCAGCCGACGTCGCGCGCGGCGACGCAGGAGATTTTTCTACTTTCCACATTGTTGATAATGAAAGTTGCGAAGTTGTTGGAGAGTACATGGGTAAGATACCTCCTGACAAGTTCGCTGACTTGTTATCTCAGTATGGAAAAATGTATAACGATGCGCTGATATGCCCAGAACAAAATACGTTCGGGTATTTTACCTGTGTTAAATTAAGGGATGAAGGTTATCCAAGGCTATACTACCAAGGAGCTTCGGGCGACCCGTTTGAGTACAGACCAGCGGACCCTAATGCAATTCCTGGGTTTTCTACTCAACAAAAAACTAGAGGTCAAATACTTGCGAAGCTAGAGGAGTTGACTAGAAACTCCGTCCTTAAAGTTTATTCTCAAAGACTATATGATCAGTTGCAAGCATTCATATGGAACGGTTCTCGAGCCCAAGCGTCAAAAGATGCACATGATGATTTGATCATGAGTCTTGCTATCGCGATGTGGATCGTTGCGGGAGATTCTGGAATAAGCGAACAAGCTACTGCGATGGCCATGGCAATGTTAAAGGCGACGAAAGTCGAAAGAAACAATAATATGCCAGGAAACATTTCTGAAGCACGCCCATTAGTAAATCCAGCGATAAAAGGGTTGACACCATCGCCTAAAGACGTATACAAACCACAAGATCCATCTCGAGTTCGTCATGCAGATGTTTCTGATTTTTCGTGGTTATATCGTTAGAAGTTTATATTTGTAGCTAATATCTATTGATGGTAGAGGATCAAAAAATGGCCAAGATCACTATTCAAACGTTAAGAAGAATCATTTTAGAAGAAATTGAAACCTTAAGAGAAGGCACCAATGAAGATCAAGCTGCGGCAATGGCTTCTAGCGCCAGTAAGTTGTTAAAGGCGATTGAATCTTTTAAAGAAGTTGCAACTGCAAAAGCTAAAGCAGAACTTGGAGAGCACATCGAAGTTTCAGAAAAGCTTTTAAAAAGAATCGTCGCATCTCCGATGCAGTACATTGACGCGCCAAAATCAGCCGTTAAAAAAGTTACTTTAAAGCCCGAACAAGGTTTAAATCCTTCTAATGAAAAAATGGTGTGAAGATATACGACTCCTTTTTAGTTGTTATTTTTAACAAGAAAGAGCCGCTTCCATGATTGGAAGGGCAAAGCAACATGGCAAAAGAATCACAAACTCTATTTCAACGTCTTTCAAAGCTCTTCAAGAGTGGTCCTGTAGTCAAGAGAAAGATCAGGACTCTAGATACCACGATCGCAGTTGCCGACAAGACTAAGTCTTCCGGCGCGTTGCTTTTTCAGAAATCGTTAGCGCCCACTTACGCGACGATAACCGCTAACGCATATAACCTCTCAGAGCGCCTGATGAGGTACCAAGATTTTCAAGAAATGGAGTATTGCCTTCATGGTGACACAAAGATCGCGGTCCCAGGAGGATATAGAACCATCTCCGACCTCGCTACAGAGTGCGAAGGCAAACCAGACAATGCCTTTATCGTCTATGCGTATGACCACAATCTAGGCAGAATCATACCTGCGCTAGGAAAACAAGCTCGACAAACGCGTGTAGACCACGCTTACACGGTGACTTTTGACAATGGACAGCAAATCATCGGAACCCCAAATCATCGCTTAATGAAGCGTGATGGAACCTTCTGTAAGATAGAAGACCTTAAGTCTGGTGACGCAATGATGCCGTTCTATCGTCGTGACCTTTTTAACGGTTGCAAAGAAGAAGGTGATGGATATCGTTGGATCTACACGATGGATAAACGCTCCACTATGAACGGGTGGGTCGCGGAACATCGAGTACTTGGCGAAATGTTAAAAGGTTCACCTCTCGCAACAAACGAGGTGGTTCACCACAGGAATTTTGTCAAGCACGATAACCGTCCCGAAAACTTGCAGGTCATGACGGATTCTGACCATCGTAAGCTTCATGCAGAGATTCTAAACGGCGTCAAGTGGTCGGAACAAAACTCAGAATGGATCCAGCAATTCAAAGTCAACCATTCAAAGTTCATGACGGACAACAATCCAGCCGAAAGAAAAGACATTACTTTTGGTAGAATACTCGAAATTGCAGAAAGAGTCGATTTCAACTCTAGAAAAATTTGCGAGGTTCTTGACACGGACCTAAACGTAATCAAGCGTAAGCTTCGCAAACACGGCTATGAAAACTTTGAAACTTTTGCTCGTGCTTACAATCCAGATTGGCATAATGCAGGATGGAATAACAAAGGCGAGAATAATCCCAGATACAACAAATCGATTACATTTGACCGAATTTGTTCGATGTTTTCTAGGGGCATGTCAAAGAAAGAGTTGGCAGAATCTCTGGGTACGACAACCACAGTACTTGCAAATCGACTTTTGGAAAATGGTTACAAAAACTATACCGAGTTTTCAGAAACTTATCAAAACCTCAAGGTTGTTTCAATAGAATATCACGGAATTATTCCGTTGTTTGATCTGACGGTGGATGGCTACAAGAACTTTGCAACTGATACTGTCATTTCTCACAACACTCCCGAAATTGCGGCGGCGATGGACATCTATGCCGACGAGACGGTAGCGCAGGATGACAAAGGTCGCGTCCTTCACATCTATTCTGACAATGAAAAGATCAAAGAGATTCTAGAAGACCTCTTCTACAATACCCTCAACGTCGAGTTCAACCTCCGTTCGTGGGCGCGTAACCTCGTCAAGTACGGAGACTTCTTTCTTTATAACGACGTGTCGCCCCAGTACGGCGTCATCAACGCGTTCCCTATCCCCGTCAACGAGATTGAAAGAGAAGAGAATTATGACCCCAATGATCCTTTCGCCGTGCGGTATCGCTGGGTCACCCTTGGTAATCGTACACTTGAGAATTGGGAAGTAACTCATTTCCGTCTCCTCGGTAACGATATGTTCCTACCATACGGCTCCTCGGTCATCGAGCCGGCTCGTCGTATTTGGCGTCAATTGATTCTTATTGAAGACGCGATGTTAGTCTATCGCGTCGTCCGTGCGCCTGAACGCCGCGTTTTTTACATAGATGTTGCCAACATTCCCCCTGAAAATGTACCCATGTATGTTGAGGAGCAACGTAAAAATTTACGTACAAACCAAGTCGTCGACCGTGCAACGGGGCGATTAGACCTTCGTTACGCTCCTCTTTCTATTGAAGATGATTATTTCATCCCCGTCAGAGGAGGCGAATCAGGAACAAAAATTGACACTCTTGCCGGCGGCCAAAACGCCGCAGCAGTCGAGGACGTAGCTTACATCCAAAAGAAGCTCTTTGCAGCATTAAAAATTCCACGTGCATATCTTGGATACGATGAAATGTTGTCTTCAAAGGCTACATTGGCGCAGGAAGACATTCGATTTTCTAGAACGATCAACGTTATCCAAAAAGTTCTCTTGTCAGAACTTAATAAGCTTGCGATAATACACTTGTACGCAAATGGTTTTGACTCCGAAGAACTACAAAACTTTACGTTGCGTCTTTCTAATCCATCGACCGTCGCGCAGCAGCAAAAATTAGAGATTTGGAGATCTAAATTTGAAATTGCCGGCGCGATTCCTGAAGGCATGGGAAGTAAAAAGTTTGCTCGTAAGATGATCTGGGGTCTTACTGATGAGCAGATCGAAGAAATTGATGAGCAACGTTATCAAGAAAAAATTATCGATCAAGCTATCGAAGGAGCGAAACCTGAAGGAGACGAGGAACCCTCCGGCGAAGCTCCTGCAGGTGGCGAAGAACCTGCTGACGAAGAAGAACCTGGTGGAGAGGAGACCGGCGGCGAGGCAGGTGGTGGAGAAGATTTATTTGCAGCAGATGATGTCGAAGAAAAAGACCCGGGCGCAGAGCTTCTCATATCGATGGATGAACCAGATATGATATCGCCTTTGTTTGAAAAAGATAAGCTACCCGTCAAACCAAAGTCGACATTACAAAAAGCGCTGTATGATCAAAGTCGAAGAAAAAAGCGCCGCGATCACATGCCAGATTTTTATAAAATGACTTCTAATCACAACGATGACATACATGATACTTCATTTTTAAACTCTGTCGCAAAAAATCCGCTAAAGGACGCTTTTAAATTAGAGTCATTAAAAAATACCGCTGAACCAAGCCAAAAGCTATCGCAAGCGATGGTTTCGACTCTATCTAAAATGTCACAAAAATTGCAGATAACTAACTCTCATTCAAGCTCAGGTTTGCTGTCTGAAGAAAAAAATGTAGGGTTTAGTTTTAACGATGAAAGCGACAGCTTACTTATCATAGATGAAGATTGAAAGGTCGACAAATGTCAAGATCCCATAACAAGAAGCGTAACACTGCTCTATTGTACGAGTTTTTAGTTCGATCAATTTCTAGCGCTCTCGTTGAAGGAGACAAGAAAAAGTCTTCAACTGCGTTAAGAATTTTGCGCCGCCATTTCAAACCGGGCACACAACTATACAAAGAATTTCGACTTTTTAACTCTTTGATAAAAACAACAGTCAGCTCTGAACCTGTCGCGACATCAATATTGTCAGAAGCAAAATCCGCTGCTCGTGCGGCGGACATGACTTCGCTGGATAAAGAAAAATCTTTGCTGATCAGAAACATAAACCACCTATTAAACGATGAAAATTTCTATGATCAACCAGTTTCTGAATACAGGTTGTATGCGACTATTCAAACTTTGTTGAATGAGTGGAGGCGTCCTGTTGGAACTGCAGATATAGTTTCTGTCGCTAACTATGAGGGTCAACTTCGAGAATGGCTGCTTGCAGAAAAGAAAAAAGAAGACCGTACTCTAATAGATGAATCGCCGGGCACTACTCGCCTTCTCATGAAGGTAATGATGAAAAAGCTCAATGAAAAATACTCTAATATTTTGAATGATGATCAACGTGAAATCATCAAAGCTTACGCGTTTTCTGCTGCGCACGATGATCAAACGACTATTAAAAAGAAACTGGCATCAATCAAAGAAGGTCTTCTCGAGTCAATTGAAAGCTACTCTGATCAGAAAAAAGAAAATAAATTTCTCATTGATAAGATGCAGGACGTGAGAACAAAAATTTTGTCGGAGTCCCTTGACGAAGTCAATGATGACGTTGTTTCTAAATTCATGTTGTATTCTACATTACGCCACGAGCTCAGCGAGAGCGAAGGAGATGATAAATGAAAGATTTACGCCTGTTGAACTCTTATGACATCTTCGATTATACACCGGAGATGATAAAAGAGTCTAGAGAAAAAAATGGTGGTAAAGTAATGATGAAAGGTGTCTTACAAAAATCTGACACCCTCAATCAAAATGGTCGTATCTATCCGAAGTATGTTTTGGAGAGAGAGATTCGAAATTACCAAAAATTTATTATAGAAAATCGAGCTTTAGGAGAGTTGGACCACCCCGACTCCTCCGTCGTTAATTTGAAGAATGTTTCGCACATTGTTCGTGAAGCTTATCTCGAAAATGATGTTGTCTATGGAACTGTGGAGATTCTTGACACTCCTTCTGGCAAAATTCTGCAATCTCTTGTTGAGTCCGGCGTGAAATTAGGTATCTCATCTCGTGGAGTTGGATCTACAAAGAAGCAAGGAGACTACCATGTCGTACAAGATGACTTTCAATTAATTTGTTGGGACTACGTCTCTGAGCCGTCAACACCGGGTGCTTTCATGCTTCCAGAGGGTCGCAGGATTACTTCTGCTGAACTCCAAAAAGTCTTTAATAAATCAGATAGAATTGACAGAATATTAAATGATATAATTTCTTATGGAGGCAAGTGATGGGACTAAAAGATCCAAGAATCGGATATAATTCAGTAAATGAATTCATGGGATCAGGTCTCCCATGGGTCATCACAGGTACTGCGGCTGCGACTGTTACTAAACATTCGTTCGATAAGGTTACGAAACATCTTAAAATTAGTAATTCAGCTGCAGCTGGTGTTTATC